GACAAAAGCAACAATAGAATGATACCTTACATGTTCTAACGTATAGCCGTTCACCTACTTATGAATACATAGGTGTTCGGCTTTTTTGTGCCTGTAACGGACACTTTGAGTAACCAAATAGTAATTATGGTGATCCTTTAGGAGGGGAATCTATGGAGAACATTATGAAAAAAAGTAATGTGATTGATGAAGTTTTGAGAGAAAGAAAGATGCTTGAAAGAGGTAAAGACAGGTATCTTAAGAGATACTTAGGAGACGATGGGCAATTAGACAAAAGAAGGTCTAGTCATAATAACCCTCATAATATAATTAAAGGAGCTTTGTCTAAAGTATCTAAAGATATCCAAGAAAGCATAGAAAAAGAGAAAACTAAAGAAGGTGGTAGACCGTCAAGATGGTATTCAGAGATGAAGGATTTGGATGTCGATATCTTAGCTTACTTAGGTTTAGTTACATGTTTTGAAGCTGTAACTCAAAGTCTTTCCCATACTTCATGTATTGTTAAGATAGCTGAAAGAGTAGAAAGAGAAATATGGTCTAAAGAATTAAGAGATTTTGATAGCAACTTACCTAAAGAAGACAGATTTCTAAAAGGTGTTGTCGATAAAGTAACTAAAGAACACTCATCAGAAAAATACAGAAAGAACGCTTTGAGTGCTATAGCTAGGAAAAAAGGATTTAAATCTAAGTTTAAAGAAAGATGGAAAGGTAAAGATAAGATACCTTTTGCTGAACCTGTAATCAATGCTGTCTTACGAACATCAGGTGTCTTTGAGATATGGGAAAAGTCTATACCTAAGAAGACACATAAGATGGTCGGGTTAACTTATGAAGCAAGACAGATGCTAGATAAGATGGATTTCGATTCTATGTGGAACGAACCCATGTTAGCACCTATAACTTATAAACCTATTGCATGGGAATCTATAGATACTGGTTGTTATAAAGATGATGTAGTAGCTAGTTTTGTACCTTTAGTCCGTGCTGCAAACTCACAACAAAGACAAGCGATAAGACACCAGTTAAAACTTAAGAAACTAGCAGGTGAAACTCCAGATTACATCAAAGCCCTTAATGCTATCCAAGATACCCCTCTTACGATTAATACATTTATGTTGGAGGTCGTAAACTTTTGTTGGGAGTCAGGAGAGCTTGTCGATAAATTCCCAAGAAAGGAATACTACGAATACCCTGATAGACCTGAGAACTATGATGAGTTATCAGATGAAGAAAAGAAAGGGTGGCGATTGAAGTGTAAAGAACGCATGATTAAAAACAGAGAAGTAGATGGTGCTAGGGCAGTATTTGATCAAGACATCCGTACTGCTAGAGAACTAAGCGAATACGAGGAATTTTATTTACCGTGGAATCTATGTTTCCGTGGTCGTTGCTACCCTGTACCATTTTTTAATTACCATCGTGACTCACATGTTAAATCATTATTTTTATTTAGAAACAAACAGAAAGTAACTAGCGATGGGTTTAACTGGCTGTGCATCCATATAGCAAACGTAGGTGACTTTGATCGTATATCAAAAGCATCATTAGATGACAGGTTAAAATGGGCTGTAGATAACCAAGAGATGATCTATGATTGTGGTCGAGATTTTATTACCAACATAGATAAATGGAAATCTGCTGATAAACCATTTGAGTTTCTAGCGGCTTGCCATGAGTTCGCTAATATTATTGATGATGAAGATTATGAATGTGGTCTACCTATAGCGATTGATGGTAGCTGTAGTGGAGTCCAACATTATAGTGCTGCTTCATTATCGGATACTGATGGTGCTATGGTCAACTTGACTAAGACAGACAAACCTCAAGATGTTTACCAGAATGTAGCTGATAGAGTAGTGGAAAAACTTAAGAAGATTAAAGATGGAATTGACATTGATCAGACTATTTTATCTTTGTTTCCTAATTATGAAGGGAAACTAAATTCTACAGCATATAGAGAACGTAAGAAGACATTTCCACAGTTAGCTGAATTGTGGTTAGAGTACGGAGTCAGTAGGTCTACTGTAAAAAGAAACTGTATGACTTATGGGTATTCAAGTAAGAAATATGGATTCTCAGACCAACTCTTTGATGACTTTATGAAACCACTAAAAGATAAAGTTATGAGAGGTGAAATCGACAAACATCCATTCCAAGATGTAGAAAGAAAAGCCACTTCATTTTTAGCCGCGATAAATTACCAAACCATAGAAGAAGTTATATCTAGTGTTGCAGGTGGTATGAAGTTTTTTCAGTCTACTGTAGATGCTTTGACTGCTGAAAATAAATCTATGCGTTGGGAAACACCCATTGGTTTTCCTGTAGTACAAAAGTATACCCATTGGAACGCTAAGAAAGTCAGGATCTTCTTGTACGATAGAGTAGCTATGGTAGAGAAAAGAAGTCAAATAACTGTGAGAGAGCGTGATGAAACTAAGATTGATAGGAAAAAATCAAGATCAGGTATATCACCTAATGTAATTCACTCTATGGATGCTTCTCATCTCATGTCTACAGTTCTCTATTGTAAGAAAGAGGGTATCAATGATTTCTTTGTTATACATGATTCATTTGCTACTACAATCAATGATACTTCAAGACTCTATGGTTGTGTCCGTGAGGCATTCATAGACATGTATAAAGACTGGTGTATGTATGCTGATATACAGGATCAGATACGACAGCAGTTAAATAACCCGAACACAAACAAACTAAAAGAAATACCAAAGAAAGGCAAACTTAATCTGGAGGATATCAGAGAGAGTGCTTACTGTTTTTCATGAGTGTAATGGTTACTTTCAGTTCACAAAACTATAAAAAAGGAATAAAAATGCACCCAAGAGAAGCAATTTTGGGACTAGCTCAGAATTTGATGTCTAAAGGTAAAAAGCTACCGAAAGATTTACTAAAGGAAGCAGAGCGTTTAGGTATCAATTTACCGCAGGAAAACAATGTTAAAACTAAAGGAGTAAATAAAGATGGCTCAAAAGAGAGTTAAGTTCGTAACCTCAACTGGTAGGTGTCAGTATCCGTATTTGACAAAACCTGATGTTCAGTTTAATCCAGAAGGAGTCTACAAAGTAAATCTAATTGTAGATGACTGTAAAGATCTTCTTGATACATGCAAACAGCTTGCCGAAGAAGAATTTGGAAAGAAAGGAAAGTATCGTCTACCTATTTCTGTAGATGAAGATTCTGGTGAACACATCATCAAGATCAAATCTAAGTATGCACCTAAATTCTTTGACTCTAATGGTCAAATGCTTGCAGGTAAACAAGTACCTGATTTATGGGGAGGATCAATAGTCCGTATTGGTGGGACTATAAACCCATATACAGTAAGCGGTCAGAAAGGTATCACACTACAACTGAATAAAGTACAGGTCATTGAACCTGTAGATGCAAGCACTTCACAAGATAGTGAAGGATTCGATTCTGTAGAAGGTGGATTCGTGGCTAGTGAAGCAACTGTAGAGGATACATTCGATGACAAAGAAGAAGAAACCAAAGACACGGCAGACCGCTTCTAAGATGAGAGGTATCCGTTATGGATATCGTTCTGGTTTAGAAGAAAAGATAGCTAAACAAATTGCAGATGCAGGTCACAAAGTAATCTACGAACAGGAAAAGATTAGTTATGTCGTACCCCAAAGAAATGCCAAGTATTGTCCCGATTTTAAGTTACCCAAGAAAGGCGGTTTCTTTTTCGTAGAAACGAAGGGTATATGGAATGTGGGTGATCGACAAAAACACTTGTTTATCAAAGAGCAATTTCCTGAGATAGATATCAGATTTGTATTTAGTAATGCAAAAAGCAAGTTATACAAGGGTTCTAAAACTACTTATGCACAATACTGTGACAAGCATGGATTTAGATATGCAAACAGGTCAATTCCCCCCGATTGGCTAAATGAGCATAAGTAACTCTTAGGAGAGTAGGGGATGGCTTCGGCTGTCCCCTTTCATTAATTTAAGGAGAGAGCAATGGATGATGGTAGTGATAGTAATTTTTTAAGACACATACCATGTGACAACTGCGGATCATCTGATGCTAACAGTTTATATGATGATGGGCATTCTTACTGTTTTGCGTGTGAAACGCATACACCTGCTATGAGTGGATCAATAGATATTGTTGCTGTAGTTAACAATCAAAGTAAAGGGTTACTGGATGGAAGATACGCATCACTAAAGAAGCGTGGTTTAACCGAAGAAACCTGTAGGAAATTCAACTATATGTTGGTTGATGATTACAAGGGTAAACCAGTACAAGTAGCTTGCTACAGAGATAACAACAATCAAGTAGTAGCTCAGAAACTTAGAGACTCCTCAAAGAACTTTACGATACTTGGGGATGCCAAAGCAATGACACTTTATGGTAGTCATTTGTTTAGCACTGGTAAAAAGCTAGTGATAACTGAAGGTGAACTAGATGCTATGTCAGTCAGCCAAGCTCAAGGTCACAAATGGGCAACTGTAAGTTTACCTAATGGGTGTCAGGCAGGTAAAAAGTCACTTATGAAAGCATGGGATTACTTAGAAGCTTTTGAAGAAGTAATCTTGATGTTTGATAATGATGAGGCAGGTATAGAGTCAGCCAAACTATGTGCTGAGAGTCTACCAGTAGGTAAAGCTAAGATTGCCTCTATAGCACCATACAAAGATGCTAATGAAGCTTTATTAAAAGGTGATACCAAAGCAATCATTAATTCTATTTGGCAAGCTAAAACTTATCGACCTGATGGTATCACCAGTTCAGCAGAATTAAGAAGTGTTGTCGGTAAATCGGATGTAGCTTCATCAGTTTCTTATCCTTACCAAAGACTCAATGACATCACTAGAGGCATAAGAACTTCAGAATTGATTAGTATATGCGCAGGAAGTGGAGTAGGTAAATCAACTTTCTTAAAAGAACTTATCTACCACTTACATACAAATGGAAATACTTGTGGCGCAATCATGTTAGAGGAATCTACCAAGAGAACTATACAAGGATTAACAGGTATTGAGCTAAATAAAAACATTTGTATTGATCCTGAAGCCGCTACAGAAAAAGAGATAAAGAAAGCATTTGATAAGTTATTCAAGAAACACCCTATCTATCTATTTGACCACTTTGGTAGTACCCAAGTAGACACTATCTTAAATAGAATTGAGTACATGGCTAAAGGTTTCGGCTGTAAATATTTGGTTATAGACCATTTATCAATATTAGTTAGCGGTTTGACTGGATCTTTGAAAGGAAACATATCAGAGAGACAGTTAATTGATTCAGCAATGACTTCATTAAGAACTTTAGTACAAAACTTAGACATTTGTTTATTCGTTGTCTCTCATTTGAGACGACCTAGTAATGGTGGTAGTCATGAGAATGGATCTAAAGCAAAACTGAGTGAACTTAGGGGATCACATTCTATAGCCCAACTATCAGATTTTTGTCTATCCCTTAATGTAGACAAAGATAACCCATCTGATTACAGGTCACTAGAAGTTTTAAAGAACAGATTTACTGGTGAAGTAGGTTACGCAGGTACTTTAGCTTACAACAGGGAAACTGGTCGTTTATTAGATGCTGATAAAGACAGTAAATTTTAAGAATAAGGAGTAACTAATGTTAAAAGCAGATGGTTTTGACAAAGCAATCTTAGGGCAAACTTTTGATACAGCAGTCCAAGAAGAAAGACTTATTTACTCTTTAATTAAATGTATTGATGTACTTGTTACTAGGGACAAAATGACACCTGATGAGGCATTTGAATACATGGAATTTAATGTTTTAAACACCTATATCGGAAAATCACAGCCGATATTTTTATTCGATACTCAATATGGAGATGGTATATGTCAAAAGGAGACAACTACAGATCTGTAGATAAAAAGAAATACGATAGCGAATTTGATCGCATCTTTGGAAACAAAAAGAAAAAGAAGAAACCAACAGAAGGATCTTGGGATGCCAATGGTTCACCAGTAGAAGATGTAGCTGAAAGGAGTAACAACTGATGTCAAGAATTGTATTCGACTTGGAATCTAATGGATTACTTGAAGAATTAGATACGATTCATTGTATTGGTTATGTCGATTTAGACTCTAAAGATAAACAAATAGAAGTTTCTACTGATATTGAAGCAGTCTTAAAGTTACTTGAAGATGCTGATGAGATCATTGGGCATAACATTGTTCGATTCGATATCCCTGCTATTCAAAAAGTTTACCCAAAGTTTAAAGTAAAGAAAGCCACAGATACTTTAGTTTTATCACAGCTAGTC